TCTTCGTGATGAGATATATTCATATCTTGATTTAATTATTATTCTCATTTTTTTATATCCTCATGTTTATTATTTATATTTATATTTTAATTTATATCCTTTTTTTATTTGTTCTAAAGATATTTGTATTAGTGTATTTAGATGATTATTTGTCAATAATCTTATACCCTTAACGTAGTTAGTTTTTAATAAAGCATCTTTTATATGTTTATCTGGTAAACCCCACGATTTGATCAGTGCTATTTCTTCTGTAATTCTATTTTGTATCTTTTCTATATTCATTTTTTTATATCCAATTTAGTTTATATACAATAAGTATAATGGTATATTACAAAAAAATCTACTATTATTTACAATTAAATTTCCTTAAAAATCAATAGTTTGCCTATGCAAATCTTCAAAACATCTGGTAGATGGATTCCAAACTAGCTGAAATTCACCTAAATTACCCATGACATCTATCTCTCTGACCTTTGCTACTCTAAACTCAGTGAATCCTTTTTCAGCATCTCTGTTAACTACAATGGCAGTATCGGTCTTGTTAAACCAGTGACTTGAGCCACTAACATCATAGATTGAAGTGACGACATATCTACCATCTGGTTGTCTGATTTGTTTATTGGGATGTGCAACAATAAAAGTTATGGTGTGTGTCTCTCTGTTGAATTTTTTGATCTTACTAATCAGTAAACTTATATGTTCATCCTCTCTTAAATTATTTCTGGTCGGATTGATTTCGTTGTATGGGTCAATGACTAGACCATCAATCTTAAAATGTTCTACACATTGATAGGCTCTTTCTAATATCCAATCGACATCTGGAGAATCATCTTTCTTATCTATGAAGAAAAAATGTTCTGCAATAAACTCAAGTGCATTGTCTAACTCTTTTGCATTGAGTCTTTTCTCAAACATAATATCAAAAGGTTTTTTTACATACTTCTCAACTAATCTTTTTACATTAACTGCTAAAGAATGTTCTGGTGAGAACACTGCATATTTAAAATCATGTTCTCTTGCATTGTTCATTGTGATGTCAAAACAGAAACTACTCTTTCCAGAGTTTGGTGTACCAGTAATTAAATTAAAACTTGGTTTTACCAATTTAAAATATGGTTTCATTGAATCAAAACCACAATCATATTGCTTGTGTGATTTACCTGCATATAAATCAAGCACAGATTTTCTAAGATCGCCTATCGTATAGACTCCATCAATTTTTTTCATGTATCACCTATTTTATTAATCTTATTTGTTTTTTTTCCTCGACTTCATTACCCCAACTATCCCAACCATTTCTAGTTTTTCTAGCAAATAATTCTATTCTCGGCTCATGTCCAACATTTTCTATTTTTTCATAAAATTGATTCGGTTTTTTAGAATGTTTATCTCTCTTAGCAAAAACAAAACTACTTTCATTCCTAACTTTAGGTTTAAGATTACCTTTAACACCAAATAAACAGAGTTCGTGTTGTCCTCTAAAATAATACCCTATGCCAAATCTAAAACCCCAATGTTCCATGACCTCTAAACCATCTTTTAAAAAGTTATTAGTGACCCACATGAACAACCAACAATCATCATCAGCAATACTTTGGACAGGAAGTTTTTTGATATCCTCTGTTTTCATCAAACCATAGTGCCTATCTGCACCTCTTTTGATTTTACCACCACCTGTTTCATTCCATGCAGGATCGCAGTAAATAGTCTTATATTTTTTATTAGGGAATCGAATCATATATCACCTACCTTTTTAAAATTAATTTTTTTCATAGTTTATCCCATTATAAAGTTTTTATTCTTGGTTCTCTTTTTTATCTCGTATTTATTTATATTAGTATTGTCTGCATCTCTTGCACTACTGATTGCAGTATTCTGCACTACTGCAGGATTTGCACTACCCAAAATGTATACATTCAAATTGAATATTTTTCTCTTGTGTTTACCGATCTTGATGAATCCTTTTCTCTGGAGTTCTTTGATGTGTGTGCTGACTGTTCTAACAGAGCAATGACATATCTTAGCGATATGTTCAATGCTTGGATAACAAGTGTGTTTATCATCAGCATAATTACACAACATCAACAGGATTAACTTACTAACTGAATTACCAGTGTTCTGTTTCACCCCCCATGCGATAGATTCAAATGACATCAATTCATTCCATAAAAATCGTTAGGTGTCACTTTGTTCTCGGTCATCTCATAGATTAACTTCATGTGTAAAGTTCTCGGTACTCTCTGTCCATACTTATAACTTTGTATAGTGGGTAAAGGTAGACCGATTGCATCTGCAAACTGTCTTGCAGATAGCCTTTCTTTCCTTAAATACTCTTTTAATTGCATATTTCCTCTCCAATGTTTAATTGAATATTACATTAATCTACAATTTGTAGCAAATACTTCTTGCATCATTATACATTTAATGTAAAAATTCACTAAATAAAATTTATTGGGAGAAAACTAATGTTCAATAAAAAAGAAAAAAGTCCTGCAGAAAAACATCTCATGGAGATGGCAGGTAGAGATAAGGAACATCTCACTCAATTACTTGCAGTGAGAAGAATCTTATCTGAACAACAATTCAAAATGACTGGTAAAGGTGCATTCAAAAATTCGTATCTACCATTACCAGAAATCATCAAAGTTGTAGAGCCTGTGTTATACAAGCATGGTTTCGTGACGATATTTGACGATATAAGTAATAGTGATGACTTGCAGAAAGGTCAGTGTAGATTTGTTTTAAGATTGATTTACACATTGACAGATCAAGAAATCACTAACACTATCAACATGCAACTTGAGAAAGCGACACCACAAGGTAAAAGAAGTGCATACACTTATGCAATGAGAAGTCTCTATGAAAGTGTTTTTGCTTTACCAAAAGAAGATGATGATGCTACTGCAACTATGAATGTTGATGAATTGCAATCAGCAATAGACACTTTGACTTTCAAAAGAGATAAACTTTTGAAAAATCAAAATGGCAGGACAGTGAGTCCAGATAAACCAAAAGTAAAAGAAAATATTTTATAGGGAGTAAATATGACAGAAGATAATAAACAAGCATTTGTGGATGATTTAAAATCAGCTATAAATGGACTAGACAACAATGACCTTGATTCATTCAAAGGTACATTCAATGACCCAGAGTCAACTGATAAACTGGTAAAAGTCGGCAAGATTGATGATAATTCCCAGTATGGTCGCATGACCTGTGTCTTGAATCGCACTAGCAGATACAATGGTAAAGATTACTATGGAGTATTCGTTCATGTAGGATTTATCTCACCTGCTAAAGATGATGCCAACTATGATTTGAATGGTTCTTTTAATCTCAATGGTGTTGACTACAACATGTATGGATATAAAAAGACTGGTGAATCAGCAAGTGGTCAATATGAATTTGTAAGTTTACAATTTCATAAGAAAGAGGAAAAACAAGAAGAGCAAACTAATGAGAAGAATGATGGCATACCTTTTTAGGTAAACCATACTGTGGCACATAGAGTGCTTTCTCCTAAAAGGTGGGTAGTTAGTTTAATATATGACTACCCACTAAAACTAAGAGGTATGAATAATGGATAGAACAAAAGGTATTGGTGGGTCAGATGCCAATAAAATAATATCTGGCGACTGGCATGAATTATGGTTGATTAAAACCAAAAGAAAAGAATCAGATGATTTATCAGATGTAGTACCAGTGCAAATCGGTATTGCTACAGAGAGTTTAAATATAGACTTTTTAGAAAGAGCATCTAATAAGAAAGTGAGCAGAGAAGTAGAACTAGAACAAAAAGGTTTTATGATGAGTCATTTAGATGGATTAATTAAAGAAGATAACATTGTTGTTGAATGTAAACATACAAATCAAAACAATACGATTGAAAATGTAGCAAGTTATTATTATCCACAACTTCAACATTACATGATGCATAGCGGTGCTAATGAAGTTTATCTGTCGGTGTTTTTTGGTAATGTTAAATATGAATATGTATCTATTGAATCTGATTACACTTTCCAGAATGACTTATACAAGGCAGAGGAAAAGTTCTGGTCTTATGTGCAATCTGATACTGAACCTACTGAGTTTAAAGAACTCAAAGACAAGATACCAACTAACATTAAACTTGATGGCATGACCACGATTGATATGACCAAAAATCTAAGATGGGATGAGATAACAAAAGTCATCAAAGAAACCAAACCATTTGTAGAAAAGAACAAAAGTGCAATCACCGATCTAAAATCATTAGTACCACATGATTGTAGAAAAGCCTTTGGCAGTGGTTTTAGTATTTCTAGAAGTAAACAAAATAAATTAATATGTAGGGAGATAACAACTAATGAGTAGTTTCTCACCAATGAAATCATCTTACTTCATAAGAAATTGTCAACCAGATATGGATGCAACACCTCAGTATGGAGTTGCTAAAAGAAAAATTGATGATGTGACAAGAAAAGATTTCATAGATGAAATAAAAGAAATTAGAGAGCCAATTAATGCAAATGTCAAATCTGGTCAAGATGGTATTAGAAAAGTATCTGCTTGGAGAATACCAACCAAGTCTTACATTGGTGACCATATTAATTTTGCAGTTTGCGATTTAAATGAGATATTCAATTACAGAGTTTCTGGTATTCAAGACATACAATATCTAAGATATAATGTTGGTGATTTTTATGACTGGCATTCAGACATTGATTCTGGTGCAGGTAGTATGAGAAAAATCAGTATCAGTTATGTATTGAACTCAGAATTTACAGGTGGTGAGTTAGAAATTCAACATGATGGAGAGAAAGTTCTACTCACTGATAAATCAAATACATTAATTGCATTCACAAGTTTTCTGCACCACAGAGTGAGACGTGTTAAAACTGGTATCAGAGAATGTATTGTGGCATGGATTAATGGAGAGTCTTGGAGATAAAACATGACAGATAAAAAAATGACAATACAAGAAATTTTGGGTCGACTTACAGAAGTTAAATTGAAACTCAAAAAGATGTCTAATAAAAAATCAGAGCAGTTTAACAATTTATTACATAGTAAGGAATGGAATGAAGATGCTTTGAATGAATTACTGATTGTAGCATCAGACATCAATAAACATACTCTCGACACTAAATTTTTTGAACAATTATGTAATCAAATAAAATACAAGGAGTCGGTAAATGATAACAATAAATAAATTGATAGAACTTTTGAAAAATAGAATTGAGAGATATAAAAATGGAGACCCTACCATACCAAAAAAGGCACATGAATCTGATCTAACTGCTTTGAACCATTTTACTAATTTACTAAAGGATAAAGAAGATGGTAGATAATATTAATAGTCCAAGTCATTACACTCAAGGTAATATCGAAGTTATTGTGTTCATCCTAGACCAGAAAATGAATTACCCACAAGGAAATGTTATTAAATATGTTTGTAGGTATAAACACAAAGGAAAGCCACTAGAGGATTTAAAAAAGGCTCGGTGGTACATAGATAAACTGATAGAAGAGGAAACTAAAAATGAGAGATAAAAGTGAAAAGATAAGACAGTGGTTCATCAAAAGAAAAAAAGCCACTAACAGAGAGGTCATTCATAAGTTTGATTTTTTACATGGTATTTCAAATATCGTCTGTGAAATGAAAAAGAATGGTCATGTAATTGAAACTGAGAGAGTTAACAAAAAACATACACATTATGATGTGTACCATTATAGAGGTCAAAAAAATGCTAGATAAGATCAAAGATATATGTGATGACATACCAGAAATATGGAGAGCAGTAATATTTGTTAGTGCAATTTCTATATTCTGGAGTATAATAATATAATTCATATTTATTTTCACCCCTCATGACCCAGTATTCCCACATTATACTGGGTTCTTTTTTTCTAGGTATATCATAGGTATTTTAGATAAAATGGTCAAAATCAAGCTATTACAGGCTCTAATAAGGTAATTAATTATTTTCATGTATTCTTCAAAAAAGATTTGCAAATGTTTTTCTTATTTAATACAATTCGTATATAAACTAAAATTAGGAGAAAACAAAATGCAAAACTTAAAATTTCAACAAAGACTAGAGGCGAAATTCGCTTTGTCAAAACGACATTACTTTGAAAATCTAAAAACATTGTTAGTAGGTGCGAAGTTAACTAAATCTTTTGAATATAGATGTAAACCTAAAGATGGCAGAAATAACATGACACTTAAGATAGGTCAAGTTCTCACTGAACGATTTTTTATGGAATCTGTATTGAATAACATGGAAAATCCAGATTCTTTATTTAATATAAGAATACAAAGTGAGAGTAGACAATTGAAAATTGACAAACTTTACGAGGAATATCAAAATCTTTATAATCAATATGCAAACTTATGCGAGGATGTATGTCAGTTAGATGATGATGTACCACTTGATGTATCAAATATTATATTTGATTTGTTGAGACATAAAGCAAAGTCAAATTCAAAAATCAAAAAACTAGAACAAAAATTAAGTCGTATCGAACAAGTATTTGACGATACAATTTAACTTTATTAAACCAAGAGAAAGACCAGACTTAGTTCTGGTCTTTTTTTTATAATACTTCTGTGCAACTAAATGCAAATCCATAATTTGAAACCTTATTAGCATTCCAACCAAGATCGTTTGCATCCATTCTCATAACTGCTTTTGCATTGGTATATGTGATGGTTGCATCATTACTCAATGCAGATTTCAAAGGTGGTTCAATATTCATAGTTGCATTACCAGAACTGTTTGATGTGCAGTCTGCAACCAAGATATGAAGTTTAGATGTTGCACCTGTACCGAATTGCACATAATCACCTTTTTTGAAAACTGTTGCTGATGCACTAGCACCTTTGATTGCGATATCGTATGCACCAACTGCATGTGAACCATTGACTGTAGGTGATGCACTTTCTGCACCTCTGATTGTTTTTGCATCTGGGTCGCCAAGTAAGAATGTTCCAAACCTGCCATGCAACTGCATAAAAAATGCTTGATACTCAACTGCAACTTCTCTTTTCATTGGTGGTAGCTGAACTGTTGTCTGCCATTTAGCACCAGTAAATTGATGTGCAGTCTGACTGTAAGTAAATGGTGATTCTGTCACTGCAACTGTTCTAATGATTTTCCATTCACTTGTAGTAAATCCTACATTAGTTGGAAAAGTTAATGGATAAGTAGGTTCTGCCATTATGCACCAAATGTCCTTGCAAACGACCCACCACGACTTCTGGTCTCTGCGACTGCATTGATTGTTTCTTGTTTTATTGTAGGTAGCATGTTTAAAACCTCTGCTCTCACTGTTGGTACGATCCCTGTAGAAAAGTTTAAAGATTGATTTACGACTACTGAACCACCTAATTCATTATTAGGTATGACTGTTGATGCAGTTCTTGGTACTATCATCTCTGCACCTCTCTCACCTACTATTGCAGGTCTGTTAGGTGCAACATATCCACCATTAGCAAATCCTAAAGCACCAGATATAGTATCTCCTAAAACTGCAGTGCCGACACTTTTTACGACACCACCAATAGATAAATCTCCACCACCAGTTATTTCTTTCAAAGAATTCGTTAACCTTTTTATTAATGGTTCTATAATCAATATTTGAGTTATAGTCGCAACGATTTGTGATGCTACATCTTTAAATATATTTTTCATTGCATCTCCAAAGTTTTCTCCCTCAACAACTGACTTGCCAAATGCTTTTGAAATTTCTTGACCTGCATCTTCAAATGTTTTTGAAACCTCTTGTGTTATTTCTTTTAATTCACCCTCAGTTATAATTATTTTATCAAATACACTATCGACTTCTTCAACACCAACTTTTGTTGTGATTAATTTATCACCAAATATTATGAGAAGTTGTTGTATATTCTTTAGTGCTTGTGCTTGTTCTTCTATGGTATTTGTATTTCCTGCATTAGCTTTAGCTAGTTTCTTGACTCTCTCTTCTGCCTCTTCAGCTACCTCTGATTGATTCTCAATAGCAGAACCCAAAGCTATCAGTGCAACAAGTGTTGGGTTTTTTATTATTTTATAAAATAATGAAGTTGCTAAAAATACTCCTAATGCTTGAATAGCAATTTTGATTTTATCAAGATTTTCTACAAATCCTACAGTTAAGTCTGCCAATGCTTTACCAATATCTGTGCCAAACTTTTTAATTTGATGTTCGCTTTCACCTAGAGCATTATTCAAATCGCCCAACTGTGATTTAATTTCTTTAACAAAAACATCTGACACTGCTTTTCTGAATGTGAATAGTTTATCTTGTAGCATTGAAACAGTACCAGAAAGTGTGTTAGCTAAATCATCAGTGACATTTCCAAACTCACCACCTCTTCCGAATACTTCTTTGAATCTTTTTACAGTTTCGTTGATTGAGACTTCTGCACCAACTTGGAATCCAAGCATTGACCTCACGCCACGTTCTCTGAAAACATCGGCTGAGGCGATTCCTCCACTGAAAGATCGCTGAATCTGTTCTGCAGTCTGTCTGAAATCCAATCCAGTCGCACCTGCCACATTTCCAGTGATTTCCAAAATTTCAGCAAGTTCGTTTGCATCTTTAGATACGACTGCTAAGTTTCCAGATGCCTGTTGTATATCCTCAAGTGAGAATGGTACTCTTGATGCAAATTTAACCATTACATCAAAGGCTCTAGCACCCTCTTCTGCAGTGCCAAACAATGCCTTGAGTCTTACTTGTAAATCCTCAATCTGTCTGCCGACATCAATTACTTTTTTGATTTGGAATGCACCGAATGCACCACCTAAGAGACCACCAAATTTAAGAACCTTACTACCAACACTATCTAAAGTTGCACCAACTTTTTTAAATGAGTTAGACATCTTAGATGAAGATGATTTGACTTGATTGTTTGCTTTATCTAATCCTCGTTTTAGATCAGATAAGTCTGCCTCGATTTTTACTAATAACTTTTCTAATTCCATTTTAAAAGTCTGGGTACATCTCCTTGAGTTTCTCTAAATCAGAACTATCCATAGGTTTCTGACTCTTACCAGTATTATATTCTCTAAATCCATGAATTGAAAGAGTTGCCTCTTTAACCGACATATTCCAGAACTCAGTGGGTTGTATGTGCATCATACCCACAATGATTTGATACCATCTATCTATTGGAAAATCTAAATCTTTATCTTCTAATCGTTGCTTTTTTTTTCAGATGGTTCTGCATCTTCTGTAGACAATGCTACAGTCAACAGTTCACCAGTCATCTTGATTGCCTCAACTAATCCTACTCCAGATACATGTTCTTTGATTTCATTAATAGAGACATCATTACCACCTGCTCTGATACATAAATGTAAAACATTGATAGTCTCAGATGTAGTTAGATCGCCTGTCGCTAGTTTCTGTCCAAGTTTAAGAATAGAACAACCAACTGCCTCTTCTACTCTCAAAATGGTATCTAGTGACATCCTCGCTTTGTAGGATTTATTTTTGAACTCCAGATTTTTTTCTGCTTTTATCGGATTTAGACTCATTAGATTCACCTTTAGTTATTAGTTTAATAAGTTCATCTCTTCCACCGACATTTTCAGCAGAAGAGATTATGTATGATTTATCATCAATTTGAACTTGTCCTAGATTATCCCAACCATCATAGTGTGGCAGTTCAATCTCAATATGATTGTTTGAACAATTTACTTTCGCATTATGTTTTTTACCACTAATGCTTATTTCTTTATCTAACCACATATTATACTGTAGCGACTGTTATAGCACCTGCACTCTCAAATGTAAGACTGTATTGTGCAGAGTCGTTGTATGTTCCAGAATATTCAATGCTTGTCACTTGGAATGCACCAGTGAAAGTATTATAGTCTGGCATTAAAAATTGATAGTTAGTGTGTGCTGAACCATCAAATGCACTCAGAACAGATTGATGTGATGCACTGTCATCAAAGACACCTGTTCCACTTACTGTAAAACTTTTGACACCACCTTGTGCTAATAAAGTTCTAACTCTTGAAGAGTCTTTGGTAGTGACATCCACTGTCTCTGCATTGATAGTGATTGAAGTGTCTCTGAGTCCACCGATCGTGGTAAAAGTCTCTGGAGACCCACCATTCCCAATTTTCATCAATACTGCACTTCCTTTTTGAACTGCCATATTTTATTACCTCTTAATTATCGTATATCGTAAAATTAATATTAATTATACCATGTCTAGTGATTCCATCTGCCTCTCTTAGAGTTGTCGCATTCGATACATAACTCATAACTGAATCAGCACCACTGACTGATATAGAGACATCATGACATAAATTATAGATTCTTTCCATGATTTCTTTAATCTCTTTTTGACCTCTGTATTGAGACCAGACATCTATATCTACATTGTAGACATTTCCATCTACTGTTTTTGTGCCAATATTGGTAGTTGTTTCAAGACCGATTTGCACATAAGGATATGTCGTATCTTGTGGTACATGATCGAAAATCTTATTATTACCAACCAAACTATCTAGTGTTGAATCTCCACTTAACAGACTGTAAATCGCAGATTGTAAATCAAAAGAATGATAACCCATTATTTCACCATAATTGTTTTAGCAATTTTATTTGCATAAATTCTAGCTAAATTGTATGCCTTTGATTCTTTACCCATGAATGGTCTGTCCATTATTAATTCTAATCTTTCAGCATATTCAACATTGGTTGATACTTTAGCTACAGGATTACCAAAAGTAGCAGGTTTGGTCAAAATACTATTAACTAATCGACTTGAATCAATAGCAGGTGGATTACCTGCAGATGATGCTATATGTGTTTTCTTACCTTGTTGTCTTGGGTATTCTCGACCAGTCTTTGGTGTGTTTCTCATACCTAATCTGATCTGCCTGTTAAAATAATTAGCAACACGATTGACATGTCTTATTGCATTTCTAGTTATAACCTTGTCTGCCTTTTTGACACCCTTTGGAATGTTGTTAATAATCTGAACACTAATCATGTTGCAACTCCCTCTGTCGCTAGAATCTCTTGGAACTTTCTTCTGCCCTCGTTAACATCTTTAATGTGTGTGATGTTAAAAGTTTTAGAATTATATGAGATTCTATATTTCTCGGTGAGTGCAGAATAATATCTAATTGTAAATCTGTAATTAGCAGTTCCTCTAATTTGGTCTCCAAATAATCCCTCACCACCAGATAAATTTTCTGCTTTCGCCCAAACTGTTGTAGCAGTAGAAAACGAAGTTGACATGCCACCACCTGCATCAGTTGAGCCACCTAATTCTTGTAGTTGGATTCTGTTTCTCATTTCTCCAATCAGAGACATTAAATCATTCCACCATAATGTGCAGTGCCTCTATATGGATTTGTTGAGAATTGTCTAATCACATAAGGTTGCAATAATCTTGTTGCAGAAGTTGGTGCATAGACTTGTTTACCATCTAGCAAGTCACCTCTGTGTTCAAATAAATATGCAGTATAAAGTAAACATGCATGTTTGATATCTTGTGGTACATCACTTGCATTACCATAACCTGCGACATAAGTAATCTCGATTGCATTTGCAACTCTGAGACCTG